AGTAGATTCTGCCTGGCATTGTAAAAACTTACTGCCAATCATAACCCCGAAAACACTACCCGGTATTTTGCTATCTGCCATGTCTTTAATTTTTGAATGTAATATTACTCAATATTTCTTTAATTCTATCTGTTTTTGTGAATATTTTTATGATAGTGTATACATCGCCAATATATTGCACTTCGCCTGAGAAAGCGTATTGAGATTCGTTAACTTCATTTTTAAATGCTATTTCCACTAATTGACCTTTTTGCAGGGCTTGGTGAGGGCTGAACAGTCCACGTACTTTAATTTCCTGACCCTGTTTTACTGATATCGGAACCATATCGCCAGGCTTGACGAATATAGGTGTGTTTGTAACGGAATAGGTTACATCGTTACTGCACGACCATGTATTGTTGTGGAGTATGAACGCGGAGCCTATCATATTACATCTTGATCTACTATAATCGGGTAATCCGCACCTTCAGGCATAGCATCAATTAGCAATGAGTAATCCTGAAACGTCATTGCAAGCTTTCCTGAGCCTTGTAATTTAGCATTCCAGTTCGCTTTGCCAGTATTAGCCCCGGTTATGTCAGCCGATTGAAATAAGGCCGTACCCGAAAACACCAATTCAATATCACTTGATGGCCTTGTGCTAAATTGAACGTAGATAGTTCGCGATTCAAAGTAGCCTGTATTTAAAAATGACTTTATATCGCTTCCTACTGCTTCCAATAGCAAATTGCCATTCACACTTACAGACCACGACCGAACAGAATATATAAACTCTTTCCAGCCCCCGCTATCAACTGCAGTAGCTGGTAACAGCTCGCGGTCAAAGTTGATAGAGCAGCTTAATTCGCAGCTAACAAACGCACCGTTGGCTTTAAGCCCTAATATACTTCCTGCTACCGCTGGCATAACCAATGTTGATAAACTATAACACGCCTTTCTAAACTCTGTGCTGGTGTTTCAATATCCAAATCAATACTATCAATAAAATCATAGGACTTTACCTGAAAGAATGGCACAACTATGCCCGATTCGATAGTGTCAATTATTATTTCTTCGTAATCATCGTTATTCTCTGGCTTTGCATAACCAGCTACATTAACGTTAAACACATCAACCATAATACTACACAGCCATTCATAACACCCCTTACTAACCTCTGTACGGGATTTAGTTTGGCTAGTAATCAGTACGTAGCGTTTTGGTAAAGGGGTTACGTCTTTTGGTATCTTCTTAGCCCATACATTAACACCCGTTAACGCCGGTCGCAAAGCATCTACATAAGCTGTGCGTAGGTATTTGTCCGGGTTGAGTATTGGCATGGTGTAAATGTAGTAAAAAAGGATTGAAATAAAAAAAGCCGTTCACACGGCAATGTATACGGCAACAGGAGGCAACCTGTTATATTATTTAACCAACTTCCCCAATTCTTCCTCTACAGCCGGTATTAAGTTCGGTATATTTCTAAATATCGGAGGAAAGAAAAATGGATGTGCCGCTCCAGTACCCTTACCGTTCACAAAGAACTTACGCGCTTCCTCAACAACCTCAGCGGGTTGACTCGCTAAAAAAGCTGCCGCATTTGGCCCTGTTCCAAACTCTACCCATGCGCTGAAATCATCACCACCGTTAATGGTAGTAGTATTTTCAGTTTGTGTTACATTAATCTTGCCACTAAGCGAACCTGGAGCGGCTACTTGTGCCTCGGCGACTATCTTATCGGCAATACGTTTCTCCCCAGCACGTTGCGCACGTTGCGCTCCCTCTGCTAACTTTTGCAGATCGCGCATTGCTTTATCTATGCCGGTAATGTTCATATAGGTGTTTTAATGCACAATAGTTTCAAGTAGGTAACCGGGTTGTTAATTGGCACAACCGCAGCCATCACATAAGCGTCGCCATTTACTCGAACCTGCATATCTTTAGCCGGATAGAAATCTTTCCTGTTACGAATAACAAAATAGCAATCCTGATTAAACAAAGAAGCACCCGCCACAATAGCCAATTGACTGCCCTCTCTTATTTCTTCACGCACCGCACGCGTGCGTAACAACCCGTTAAACGTCAAATCTGTGCCGCCGCTACTATCTGGCGTTGCATCGTGCGCCCAAAACTCGATGACGAACCTAAATAGCCCAGGGTCGTAAGATTTTATATTGTTGCGGATCTGCGCCATTGATTTAATAGTATTTGAACGTCTGTAGGCAATGTAGCGGTATAATTAATTCTATTTTCGTACAAGTAAGCAATTATCTTATAACAAGCTGAAATGAGCGGGGATGGAATAAAGCTATTATCAACATAACCAACATTGGCCGTTATTTTTGAACCACACTGACAGCTTACGTATGTAGTTAACGAGCCGTATCGTATACCAATGGCCGTTGGTTCATTGTTGTAAGTGGCTGTTATATCTATTATAGGATAAAGCGATATGGCAGTTTCCTTTAAAGATGAATACCATACCTGTTCACGATAATATAAAATATGATCTGTGTATTTTTCAACCATAGAAACCGCAGTATCAATCAGCAGTCCTATTTGCTCGTCATCGTCGCAAAAATCAACAGCCAGCATGTTTTTTACAGCCTCAAGCGAAATTACATTTTGTCCTTCGTTCATTATTCAAATGTAATAAAAAACCCTGATAGAATTAACTATCAGGGCTATATGAAAACTACAACAGAAAATTAGGTGGTGATAGTAAATGATAAGCGTTTAAATGATTCCGGATAGAAAATCGGTAAAGCGATACGGCCTTCCAATCTAATGGTAACCACATTTTTCTCTACGTTGTCCTTATTTTGATCGAAATAACCAATTTGCATGGCTTTACGTTGGAAAATAGCAGTACCCCGTGCGAAATCACCTACTAAACCTTCATTGTCAAGGAACACGTTTGACCAGAAAATTGGTACACCACCGATACGCATTACACCATTAGCGTCTAATACGATTGGATATGTGTATTCTTTGGTAGTACTTTTATTAATCAATATTTCTTGCCATTGTACCGCTGAAATAACTACAGCAGAAGTAGCGCGTTTTAATTTACGTACTTCGGTGATACCGGCAACAATCTTATCCATACTGTTTGAAGCGGCGGTAACTGTACCCTGTGGGAATGTTTGCACAGATGCTTGAGTCCATAAACCTAAGATATTAGTGCCAGTGCCACTGCCTTTATAGATTTGTAAATCCTCCGCATCCATGTAAGCCTTTGGCAACTCGTAAGCAACCCAAGCGCGGAAACCTACAACATCATCCATCAACTCATCGGGCACGTCTAACAAACCGGCGATCTTAACTACATCCGCATTTTTAACAGTAGGGATATAGTTTAGTGTTGGTTTTTGCGCACCAACGGCTACTGTAGCAAAACCGGTAGCAGAACCATCAACAACGTACTGAATAAATTTAATAGCGTTACTTTGGGTAGGGAATACTGGTATGATTTGGCGAGCGTGGTTTTCATCGTGTCCGGGGCCAACCACAGGCGTGAATTGCGGAGCAACACCCCCGGCAGGTACGCCTAATGCTTTTACGGCACCATCGAAGTCTTTATCTTCATCATCGCCTAACTTAACCTGGAAACCAGCACGTTGTCCAGCAAAAAATGACTTAATCATTTTTTCACCTTCTTCGGTTGATAAACGGTCAATGATATGATCGCTAAAACCTTTCATGCGAATGTTAGCCTCACCGATTTTAGCACGCTTCATAGCAGCCTCAACTTCTTCTAACTTCGCTTTGTTAGCTTCTGATAGCGCATCCATTTCAGTTTTGTTTTCCGACTTAATAGCGGAAATAAGAGCTTCAACTTCTGTTTTTGCCTCTTGGCGTTGTGCATCAATAGCTAACTTAACAGCAGCATCAACCAATTTTTGGTTTTCGGCTTCTTTATAAGCCTCCAAGTTGATTTCGTACTTTACTTGTTCTCTTTCCGAGAGAGCTTCGTATGCCTCTTTGGACAATACTTTAAAATCTTTTAAGTTCATTTTTAGTGAATTAGTGTGTAATAATTTGATTTTGTAGTAGAACTGCTCTCTGCGGGTTCTGACTTATTTTCCTGTGAAGTGGATTTTTCCTCCGGCTTCATGTTAAATACATTTCCTGTA